CCGAAGGGCAATTTCCTTATGCCTGTCGGAGCTATTGAAAACCTTGAGAAGTACTACCAGATGGCTGGCGCAAAGGATAGCTTGCTGTACCTGTACAATGGTACGATTGCTCCTACGCCGATTAAGGAAAGCTTTGAAACTGCAGATCTTGCTAATACTATTGAGAATAGCATGGGTCTGATGAGTAATGTTCTTGGCATTCCTCTAACTGGTATTAACGGTTTAAATCTTCAGGATAAGACTGCTACTGAAGTGCTTGTACAGCAGACCAACTCCATGAGTAACGTGTCCTGCTTCTATACCAGTACTTATGAAGCGATTAGAACGGTTGGTAGAATTCTTATATCCTTGAAGGGCTTTGATCCTTCTGTTACTGTATTTAGCTTACAGAATGGGCCGGATATTGTTACCAGAAATGCTAAGAAGCGTCAAGAACTTAGCTTGCTGTCTAGTCTTGTTCCTGAGAATATGAAGCCTGTTATTGCTAAGTATATAGCTGAAACGCTTGATGATAGTATGGCTGAAAATCTTGCCAAGGATATTGTAGCCAATATGGATCCGAACATCAAGCTAGTAAGCGATACACCTGAAGATCCTAACGCAGTTCATATTCTTAACGGTATGAAGCAGACTCTGGATACTACTATGCAGCAGCTCCAAGCTTCCAAGAATGAGAATATTGAACTGAAGAAGCAGATTGATATGCTTAACCTGCAGATGCTTAACATGAAGGGTCAGCAGGAATTAGACTTCAGGAAGTTCATGATTGAACAGCAGAATAAGAATACTATAGAACAGGCCAAGCTTATGGCTCAAGGCGTTAAAATAGATAATGACGCTCAAGAAGCTTCTGATAAGGCTATGCTTGAAGCTGAAAAGATTGAACTTGAGAAGAAAAAAGTTACAGCTGATATTATCAACGACATAGAAAGAACAGGAGGTGGCAATGCTTATTAGCGTAGCACTTGGGCCTACCAGTCCCAACATGAACGCCAACTCTCGCAGGAAAGCTGATATACCTGGCACTGCCGAGAGATATGGTGAGACTTCCTATAAACAAACACCTGAAGAACATCAGGCCTTGCTCAATAAATACATGGGCGTTAAAGGTCTACCGAGAGAAGTTGCTCTTCAATTAGGTGCTGAAGAAGAACGTAGAAGCCCTAGATACTGGATAGGCGACGCTACACCTAGATACGGAGGTTCTACACCGTCTTCTAGCTTTATCCAAGCTATAAATGTAAGTCCTGGCTTAAATCTTGCAACGATTACAATGAAGAATGGCAGATCTTACTCGTATGCCATTACGCCAGACCAAGCAGGTGATTTAGTTAACTCTAACTCGCTTGGTGCATGGTACAATAAGAATATCAAGCTAGGCAGAAGTAATATTCCTGTACAAGTTGATCCAAGAACAGGCAACCGTAAAGGCCCACCTCCAATGACGGGTGGAGTTGAAGTGGGCGGCAAAACTCCAAGTGGCGGATACGGAGTAATGAGGCCTTTGGATACTGGTAACTTGATGGCTATGGCTGCACTCCCTACAGGCATGAGAGCGTTAGGGATGATTCTGAAAACAGCCAAAGAAGCACTCAAGTAGACTGGGCTTGTACAGTAGGGCTACACCTTTAGTGGGTGTAGCCCTTATTCTTCAACTTTACATAACATATTTATTGAATTAACAACCGACCTACTCTGGTCTATAAATATAGAGGTATACTAATGGATAGCGCAACTGCTAGAAAGTATTTATCTGGTGAAGTTTCTATTGACGATCTGTCGCAACCTTCTTCAACTGAAACTAATCCCGATCCATCCTCAACTGGTAATCCAACAACAGGTGATGGTGGTAATGATCAAACGTTGGATACTTCTGGAAATTCAGATGATGACACTTCTAGGACTGCAACCTCTGAAGATGAAACACATGCTGGATCTACGGAAGATACAAAGGCTAATCCTTCTACCGAAGAAACTAACGACACCAGTAATTCTGAAGACAAAAATAAAGACACTGCTGGTCAAGAAGAGTTTCTGGAAGGTAAGAAAGATAAGCGTTTGCCTTATCCCAAAGCTAAAGCTGATGGGAAGAAGCCCAAGGATTTGGCTCAGATTAAAGCCAATGAAGCTTTTATACGCCAGAAACATAAATACAAGGCTAAAGTAGCTGATCTCGAAAACCAAATTTCAAGCCTTAAAGCACAGCTTATGAAATATAATGCTGTTAATACAGAGAGCTTGAAAGATGATGTTGATAAGTTGACGGATCTCAAAGTTGCTAAAGGTCTTGTTCAGAATCAGATCGGCAATCTAGAAGCGCAACGGACTTCTGTCCTTGAAGATGAAGCTATGGAACAGGCAAATATGATTCATGATCAGCGTGTTGCTGCATGCTTTGATAATGAATCAGATGTAGAACATTATCACACTTTGCTTGAAAATGGACGTGATAAGTTCGTGGATTTCCTGTCTAAAGTTGACCCGGAAAATGCTGTCCTGAATTATCTGGACGATTGCGATATTTCTCCGTTAATGGTTCGTGTGCTTATGACTAACCCGCAGGTTCTGCGTGGAGTTATTGAAAAGCGTAACCCATTAAATAAAGTAATTGAACTCCGCAATCTTGAAAACCGTCTTAACTTGGATAGAAAGCTTCGTTCTGTCAAGTCCTCTAATACCAAACCTGCTGCTAAGAAATTACCTAGCACTGGATCCCAGACTAAACCGGGTGGTGGCAATAGCCAGACCGAAGTAAGGGATTCTAATTACTGGCGTAATTATCTAGCAACTCATTCTTGAGGATACTACAATGCCTAATACAATTGTAACCAACAAACTTACTGACCTAGTTGCTCTCCGTTTCCTTGTCGCTGCTGGCTTCGTGACTGTGGGTTCTAAGGAACACTTCAAAGACCAGATGATTGGCAAGCGTAATGGCCAGGAATATACCTTCGTGATCCGTGACACCGTGACTGTCGGTGAAGGTCTTGCCCTCGATTCTACGACCGAAAAGCAGACCATCACTGAACGTGAAGTCAAGATGGCACTCACTGATTTCCACTCCAGCCTTCTCACCAACGCTATTGAAGCGGTGACGGACGTGAACTGGGATAAGGAAGTGGCTGAACCTGCTGGTGGCAAGATTGCTAACTACGTGGTGCGTAAGGCAGTGCGTGAAGCTATGCCGAAGGCTACGACCGTGGTCGTTGGTCAGGGTTTCCAGCCGCTCGCTGAAGCTGCTGCTCACCTGAATAGCATCTCTTCTGAAAAGATGTACGGCTTCGTTGACCCGAAGATTCAGGCAGTCTTGACTGCAAATGGCCAACAGTTTAATCCGGTTGGTTCTCCCGATTCCTTCTACAAGCAGGGTCTTCTGGGTGAATTCCACTCCGTTGAATACCGTGGCCAGCGTTTCATGCCTGTCGTGAAGGTTTCTAAGGAACTTGCTGATGACATGGAAGGTGCTAAGCTCGCTAGCTTTGATGCTACGACCAAGACCCTTACCATTACGCTCGCTGCTTCCTCCACTGCCACTGTCAAGGCTGGTACTCCGTTCTGGATTGAAGGCATGATGGCTGCCGACCTTATCGGTGACCCGACTGCTGAACAGTATGCGTTCATCGCTGCTGAAGATGCTACCGCTTCTGGTACGTCTCTCGCAATCAAGGTGGCTGATGCTCCGGATGCCACTGTTGGTGGTACTACTGAAATCATCCAGGCCGATGGTACTGCGGTTGACTTCACTGACACTGACCTTGCGGTTACTTGCCCTGCTGAAGGCAACTACTTCTGTGGCCAGATTCGTCTGGATGGCACTTATGAATTCTGCACGCTGGATAAGCTCGATGCTTCCAACGCTGAATCCAAGATGGGTGCTGTTGAAGGCGTGAAGGTTCACGAAAACCGTGTGGTTGATCTCGATCAGATGACCAACAAGACTCGTTGGGATATCGTTGCCATGTTCGGTGTTATCGAACGTCGTGGCGTTGTCAACGTGATGGTGCGTGTCTAATAGATTCCTATCACTCAAATAGAGCTG